AGTAATTTTTTGCACTATATAGCTAAGACTACTTTTCTGTCTTATTTGATTCAGATTTATCATACTTATTTTTGTTCTCTCTAGCAATTTGTAGTTGCTTATCAGCTATTTCTTTTTGTACTTGTAGCTTTTCTCTATCAATCATAATCTTTTGGTTATCTCTCATGTTCTCATTTGTTTGCTTTTCTCTTTGTAATTGCATTTGTTGTTGATACTGTTCACTAGATCTAATGTCTTTCATAGCATCCTCATAATCAGATATTTGGTTTTTATTTACATCTTGCATTGCACCATAACCAGCAGACCTAATTTCAGCAACAGTGATGTCTTTCTGAATCATCTTATCATCTCTAGCAGCTTGTGCTTGGATATCCATTTGTTTTTGTTTCTCAGCAGCAGCCAACTGTTCTTGTTGCATTTGTTGTTGCGTTTGCATTTCTTGTTGCTTAGTTTGCTGTTGTTTTTCTTCAGATGATTTTAATGCAGTATTTATTTCAGAAACAGAATCCGCCTGTACAATTTTACCTAAGTCATATATAGAAGCTCCAGTAGTATTGTTCTGAAGAGCCATAGATTTTAACTGCTCTAATACAGCTCTGTGATTTGCAGTAGTAGTACAGAATATATTAAGGTCTCTTAGTAAGAGATCTGTACCATTTACTTGAAAGTTTACTTTGTCATCAGCACCAGTAATATAACTTAACCTTGTAGAAGGTTTTGTTGAATGGTAGTACTGTGCTAAGTCTGTTCTCATTTGATGTACTCTAGGCATTAGATAATCACAGTGCTGTATAAAGAAAACTTCTGTTTGTGCATAAGATGCAGCAGCAGCTTGTTCTACTCCGGTAGCTGTCATTTGAGATAACTGTTGCCCCATTCTTTGTGGGTTAACTCCAATCACTTCATATGCTTGTTGCTTAAAGTGATTTGCAAGTTGCACCCTAGACATTAACCTTTCTGTTTGTGAAAGATCTAGTTTCTGGAAATGCTGGAAGTTTAATGCATTCTCTGTATTTGTAATAGATGTATCTAGAGGAAGCATTTGGAAATTCTTCATAGCAACATATGCTTTAGCCAAATTACCTTTACCCCAATCTTCTCCCAAAGAATGGCGAGGTAAAGTGTTTTGGTCAAGCAAGATAATAGTACCTAGTTCATCTACTAAGATATCTGCAATCTGATTGTTTACTATATTGTATCCAATCTGGTATGGTTTCATTAGATCAATCAGAGCTGTTGACTTAGTATTTCTATCAGAGAATACAGCTCCTTCTACAGGAAGCTTGCATCCATATAGTGTAGCATCTCCTTTAAATTGAAATCTTAAAGGTCCTATGTGATTTTTATCAACTCCTAAATATATTGGAGAAAATCCTCCAGGGTTATTCATACCCCAGAATGAAGGAATATTTGGTCCAATCTTAACTCCTCCCCAAACTTCATTAATCCAGATCCAGTCTATGTGCTCACCAAATACTAAATTATCTTTAGTTTTATTTTTAAAGAGTCTAGTATCATATACTGGCTTATCTACAATTTTATAATCTTCATCTATTATCTCATTTATTACTTCACCAGTTTCTGTAATTTGAGTTAGATGCCCTACTTTTTTCTGTGACTTCCAGTAACCAATTGTTACTCTTAATAAATATGCTGTTCCTTGATCAAAGTAATCTTCTCCTTCTGACATTATCTGTGTAATGATATCTCCACCATCTAACACAGATCCAGCCATCATGGTAGTATATTGTCTATAAGCAAGAGAAGGCATATTAACATTCCAATCATGAGACTTAGTTCCGTCATAATATGTTCCATCATTTTGATATCCACCTGTAATGTATCCTGCAGATCTAATAGGGTATATTGCTTCTAATGCTTCAAGTTGTTCTTCTGTCATTAGATAACCATACTTATCTATAACATCTGATACTGTAAACATTTCTGTTTTACCTACCCAGTTACCTTGAGAAATGTATCTTGCATCAGGAGATTTATGATAGAATGTAATTGGTGGATTCCACAGTTCTATTTCATAATCATCCTCCATCATGCGGAAGTGCCAGAATTCTCTATCTGTGATAAGCATATCACGGAAAGCTCTTTCTTCTAGCTCATCCATCTTAAACCTTTCTACATCTACTTTATGTTGATGCGTAGCCCATTGTTCTGCCATAGATCTGTAATCTTTTTTAAAGAACTGTTCTATTTCAGGCAATGATTTTAAGTTGTCAGGATTTAGTTGTTGTTGAGCTTCTTCAGATTCTGGATCCAAACCTTGTTCTAATAATGCTGCTGTAATTTTAATTTGTGCATCAGCCATTAAAACTTCTTCTACCATTTGTCTTTTCTGCTCAATCATCTCATTATATGAGTACTCATCTACAGCACGGTAAGTAAGCTTAGTAGTTCTCTTAGCAAATTCAGCTACTAGAACATTAATAACATTTGGGATAATAGGATAGAATTTAAGTTCAAGAGCTGAGCTATCTTCTTTAGTTAAGATTTCTACTATATCTCTGTACTCATTATCATCCTCAATTATATAGTCTGTTTTATCTATGATGCCTTTTGCAAGCTTATAGTTTTTCATTAGCCTGCGGGCATTTCTCCGGATTTGCTTTAACCCATTCCACTCTAACCAGTCAAGATTCCAAGCTGCCCACTCATCATCTTTATCTTTCTTAGATATAAACTGAAGAGGTTGTGTAATACTACCTAACCTATTATGTTCAGTCTTAGCACCTTTCTTTATCTGTAATGCGTTATATATTTGCATATCCTTTATTTAATATTTTTAAATGGAGATCTTTTAAAGCTTTGCCCATTTGTTAATCTTCCCCTCCCCATATGTCGGAACGGACTATGATTTAATTTAAACAAATTTTCTGACTTTTGCAAGTTTTTAGCGGCATCATCCATGATGATTCTTTTAGCATATCCTAAATTAGATTCCTGGATTTTCATAAATGCAACCAAAGCAGCAAAAGACACCAAGCGGTCAACATTGACACCATCTGCATACTCTCTCATTTCTTTAAGAAGCATAGGATCAGGCAGTCTTTCTATACCATATTTAGTTCTTACAACTGTACCATCTGGTTTTGTTTCTTGATCTATTTCTTCTTTACAAAATTCAATAGCATAACTTAAGAGGTGAGCTTTAAATAATGTACCTGTATTTTTCCAACCATACTCCTGAAATACATTAGCATTAGATCCTAGATCTTTTAAGAACATGATCTGACTCTTAGGTACAAGGTATCTCTGTTTCTTTCTAGATATCATGTACTGTATAAAAAGAGATATGTTATTTTCTATTAGTGTCCAGGCATTATACCATTCTATGATAAGCTCAAGTCTCTGATGTGTTTTATTTATATCATCAAATCTACCACACCATGCAGCTACAATTTTACTTTGTTCTACATAAGTTTCTGTTTCTGTCCCAGATACTTTAGTTACTTGAACTGGAGCTTTCATTATATAGATAGAACATAATGAGTCTGAAGTAGTTGTTTTACCTTCTGATACCGGGTCAATAGATGCATAATACATTTTAAACTCTGGATCTTTTACAGGTCTTTCCCATACAACTAAAACTCCTGTTTTATCTTCAGTTTTTTTAGATATAGGAAATTCAAGTATTGGTAATTTACTTGTTGGTTTAACAGTAGGTTTACCATTTTCATCTGTAGAAATATCTAAGAACTCATAGGCATAGTCTTTATCTTCTATTCTTCTTTCCTGAGCTGTAATAAGATGCGTTGGAAATACAGATACACTTCTATGTGCAAAAGCTTCTTCTATGTTTCTTGGATGCTGAGATATTCTAAGCTGATATGTTTCTGGATCTAATTCTTTTTTCCAAGTTGCAAATTGTTCATCAAGTGCTTTTAATGCTTCTTCTACAAGTGAATTACCATACTCATCAATATAAGGAGGCATAGACCATTGCTCAGGTATAAATAAACCTGACATACCTATAGTACCTTTACTATCTATCAGATTTGTTTCTACAGCATATATATCATTGTCTTTTGGTTTTAATATCATTTTCTTTAAAGGATCGCATTGAGATAAGTCACCCACAGATCCTGCTGCAATAAACATTCCTGTAGTTATTAAACCAGATCTCATTGCTGGTCTCATATACTCATATGTCTGATCCATCTTAGGTGCAATACCTGCTTCCTCATGAAAGAAAAATTTAACTGGACCCCCTACACCATTTGTTGGATCTTTCTCAAATGACATACCTTGTATAGTACCTTTGAGACCTACCTCATTCTTTCTGTCTCCTTTTCTTACTTCAATCTTTTGTTGCCACATCATTACCTTCTGTGGATTCATAGGTCTATACCAAGCAGTATGTTCATTTAAGAATGCAGCATATTCATCTAAGAATTTCCAAGATCCTTTTTCATTAATATAGTCTTTAAGACTGGCACCAATCTTAAGAGTAACCCCTGCTTCAAACCATTGCTGGTTTATTAACTTGGCCATGTGATAATAAGAAGATGCTATCTGACGTTTCTTTAAAACAGCTACATGTTTGTAATTAAGTTCTGAAAGTATCTCATATAAAGCCATATGATACTGAGCATCTCTTATATCAGCAAATCCAAATTTTTGTATTTCCTTATTAAAGATTGGCAAGAAGTTTAACCACATATAGTATTCTCTTGCAAGATACCATGTCTTAGTTCCATTCTTAATTAAGAGCCCTTTTCTACATTTAGCTTTTTGATCATCCCAATAGGATACAAAATCTTTTGATTTAAAAGGTGCTGTGCAGTAAACTCCTTGAGCATTAAAGTTTCTAGATTCTGCAATAAATAAATTTGCACTTACTTCATCAAACTCATACTGACCTGGTTCTTTAAACAGCGTAAATAAGTAATCAGCAAAATCTTGTCTGCTGTCAAATGATGTAGTTATCCATTCACCATTATCCCAAGTAGGTATATCTTGATAAATTTCACTCATTATGCATCATACGCTAAGCCTTGTCCACCTCTTACTTTACTAGATTGTTCATCTTGAAGATCTTTGTATACTCCTTTAAATGAAGCTCTTATCTGATCAAAGTTTTTAGCAGCAGCAACAAGTGAGTTTATATTTCCATCTCTACCAGCTGTAATAGTAGTTGTTTCCATATATCTAGCTAATCTATCTAACATAGATGCCATACCTTTATATGCTCTAGAAGTAGGTGTTTCATATAGTCTTTCACAAAATCTTAAAGCTGTATAAATTGATTCATCTTCTGGAGAAAACTCTGCTTCTATTTCATGTAGTATTACGGATTCTTTTTCTAACTCAGGTGTATGAAAAAATGGATTCATATCTGGATTAGGGCAAGTCATGTAAAAAAGATATTGATAGATTTTTAAGTAATCTTCAGGATACTCTTCCATTATATCTTTAAGAGCTTTTAAAGTATAGCAGTGTTCTGTAGGAACAACTTTTCTGTTTTGTACATCAAATAGTTTTATTAGCATCAGTGTCTTTTTTTAATTTTATCTCTATTATCATTAAGATAATGAATTATTGAAATAACTTCTTCAGATAAATAAGGTACCAGAATAGGAAGAACTTCTTTTACAATTGGGTCACCATTTGCATCTTTTTTACTTATAGGATAACCCCAGCTATCTTCTCCTTCTACTTCAAATATTACATGATGTATAAATATTCTACCCGGTTTAAGTTTAGGGTTATGCTTTAATATAATATACATATAAATACTAAGCTGTAAAGCATAGTGATAAAAATGACAATCATCTAAAGAATCTACAGGGAAGATCATTTTAGCAGACTTACCTTCCCAATCTACATAAGATTCTTTTTTAATTTCTTTATTGGTCTTGTAGTCTATGATATTTACTTTACCGTTAACTACTTCTACTAAATCTGACTGACCACAAATACCTGCAGATCTTAAATAAACCATATGCTCAGGATAAACTCCTGGTTCAAGTTTTTGAACTGGAGCAACTCTAACCCCATCATTTTCACCTGATGGTTTAAATACCGGTACAGTAACACCTTCCCTTTCTATAGAAGCCAAAGAGCATAGATCAGTTTCTCTTTGGTTATGATACCATGTACCTAGGGTAGTAGATCTGTTAGCTTCATTCTCCCAAATCTGTTGAATAATTTCTGGCTCAATTCCAGACCACTTTGACTTCTTACTTTTAGAAACTTTTGCTGCAATTTTCTTTGCATCAAATGGAGTTTTAAAATGAGAAACAAGTGTGGTAACACTTATCCAATCTATAGAGTCATCATCTAAGCTTCTATAACTATGATCCTGTGCATTAAATACTATCATAACTCTTCTAGTTTATCTTCTTCTTCTTCTGTAGCAATAGCATCCCATTTACCTAATGGGCATGAAGAAGAGAGTGATCTGGTTTTAAAACCAAGAGAGCAGCCACATTCATTACAACATGGAGCTGTACCTTTTACCGCACACTTTCTTCCTTTGCTTGGACACTCATAACAGATAGAATATCTTAACTGTGCAATATCCTCAACAGT